AATTTATTTTACTGACGCAATGTCTAAGAAACCAATTGCAATCAATCCAACACACGTTATTGCTGTGTTGGAATCTCCAAATACAGAAGAAGTTCCAGGAAATACCGTTGTCAATTTGGTTACTGGAACAGTTGTATTGGAAGAAAAAGTATTGAGTGTTGTTGGTTTAATTAATGGAGAACTTCGAACATGACTAAAGTGAATACACTATTTGGTTCTTATGATGAAGAGCAACTTAAAAAGTTGAAAGGTTATGTCGATGAGGTGGTTCTACACATGAACCGCAACCAATCGAATAATGAGGCAATCAAAGATATCGTTGATGCTGCCAATGATGAATTGAAAGTGCCTAAGAAAATTATCAAGCGCATGGCCAAAACTCAATTCAAACAATCTTTTCATACAGAGGTTGCCGAATCTAAAGAATTTGAAGCCCTTTTCGAATCGATGTTGGATGTAAAATGAATCCCGCAAGCAGAAGAAATTTTGCAAAAGGCCTGGGATTAACAGGCCTTTTTTTGGCTGGTGTTGCAGGTTATAGAGAAGTCAAAGAACGTATTGTTTACAAGCAAGATGAGTTGCCAACCAAAGAGTTGGAAAAACAACTTGAAGGTAAACCTGTGTTGCAACTTCAAGCAACATATGGTGAAGAATTGCCACCACAACAGAGTAGTTATGGAAACTATTTTTTTGTTGGTATGGGACCAAATTACAAACCTGGCACTGAAAAGAACGTTAAGGTGAATATTGTACCTGGTCCTGATGGTAAACTTTACGTCAAAGAGAATGACACCTGGCGTAAAATCTGATACAATGTTATTTTATATTATGGAGAATTTGAATGAACGAACACATGTTGTGGGTGGAGAAGTATCGTCCTAAGACTATCGAGGAATGTATTCTTCCTGATGCACTCAAAAAGACATTTCAGGACTTTGTAAATCAGAAGAAGATTCCCAACCTTCTTTTGTCTGGCACCGCAGGTGTCGGTAAAACCACCGTTGCAAGAGCCCTCTGTGAAGAGATTGGATGTGATTACATCATCATCAACGGTTCTGATGAGTCCGGTATCGATGTTCTGCGGAACAAAATCAAGAACTATGCGTCCTCAATGTCCTTATCTGGCGGACGCAAAGTTGTTATTCTAGACGAAGCGGACTATCTAAATCCAAATTCAACGCAACCTGCGCTGCGTGGTGCAATCGAAGAGTTTGCTTCCAACTGTTCGTTTATCTTTACTTGCAATTACAAGAATCGGATTATCGATCCCATTCACTCTCGTTGCACAGTAATCGACTTTAAAGCCAATGGCAGTAAAGCCAAGATGGCAGTACAATTTTTCAAACGTGTTGAAGTCATTCTTCAAACAGAAGGCATCAATTACGAAAAAGAAGTTGTTGCATCTGTTATCACCAAACACTTTCCAGATAATCGCAGGATTCTAAACGAACTGCAAAGATATGCTGCTGGCGGTACTATCGACAAGGGCATTCTTGCATCTGTTTCCGAAATTCGGATGACAGAACTGATTACTGCATTGAAAGACAAAGACTTTGCATCGTGTCGTAAATGGGTTACGAACAACTTGGACAATGATCCAACCCGTATCTTTAGAAATATCTATGATGCATTGTATGACGTTCTAGAGGCAAACTCTGTACCCCAGTTGGTTCTGATTTTGGCAAAATATCAATATCAAGCGGCATTCGTGGCAGACCATGAAATCAACCTGATTGCATGTCTCACTGAAATCATGGTTGAGTGCGGGTTTAAATAATGTATACACTCAATAGTAAACCATATTGGATGACATTCGATGAAGTTTTGAGGGTGTCCAATACTATAACAGCTGCGGTTTATGCTTTTGCATATTGTGATAAGAAACCAAATGATACTACATGGCCTTTTGCAGAAAAAGAGTTGTTCTATATTGGAATCTCTGGTGGTTTAGAAGATGATTTCATTTTCGACACAAAAGGTCGAAAAAAAGGTGGTCGTTTCGAAACTAAATTCCACAAAAGAATGAAGGCACACAGAAGTAATCTGATTGGTAATGGTAATAAACAGGAAACAAGTTATCAGGTTTTTCGTGAACATTATAAAGGTTTAAATGTTGTAGGGAAAGAAATATTTGTTTGTATTATCATACCAGATAAAAACATTGATAAAAGAATAATGAGAGCATCTTTATCTTTGGTTGAATCTGAACAAATAAAGTTACATTACGATACCTTTGACAAGTTACCAATGATGAATATTGCTGAAAAGGCTAATTTCTCTGATAAGTTGAAAGTTGTTGGTTCTCATTCATCACAGAAAACCAAACAAATTAAAGAAAATAATTTGAAATCATTTTTATTATGAGCCCATTTGATTATGTAGACCTGATTCTTCAAAAGAAGAAGTCGGAAGACGAACTAGATTTCAAGGATTACGCACCCTTTATCGTTAATCGTTCTTTATCTTATCACCTGGATTGCGTACTTTACGCAAACGAAATGAATCTTTGGCCAGGTATCGATAAAGATATGCAATACCAGTATTTTCTAAATAACATTAGACCCATGAAGCGCAAGTTCGCTCCGTGGCAAAAGTCTAAAAAAGATGAGAATATTGATTGCGTAAAAACCTACTTTGGTTATTCGAATCAAAAAGCCAAAGAGGCTTTGCGTATTCTCACCGATGAACAAATCTCTGAAATAAGAATAAAAACAGATAAGGGTGGGTGAAATGAATGACGTTAGAAATTTAGTAGAAGTAACTTTAAAAGAAAAAGATGATTTTCTGAAGGTGCGCGAGACACTTACCCGTATCGGTGTTGCATCTAAAAAAGACAAAACACTTTACCAATCTTGTCACATTTTGCACAAACGTGGTCAATACTACGTGGTACACTTCAAAGAATTATTTGCTCTAGACGGAAAAGAAACCGATATTACCGACAATGATTTGTCTCGTAGAAATGCGATTGTCAACTTGTTGGAAGACTGGGGTCTTTTAAAAATTGTCAATAAAGAGCAAACTAAAACACCAGAACCTATCTTCCTTTCTCAGGTAAAGATCATTTCACATAAAGAAAAAGATGAGTGGCAACTGGTACCGAAATATAATATCGGTAAACGTTCAAATAATTCTTGACATCCGATATAAATAATTGTATAATCCTAGTCCCATCGGGATGGGAAACTACCATGCCTGTGAAGGGTAGTAAAAGATCCACAGGTGCCAATTCTGCCCACCTTAGGGCCTGTTTGATGCTACGGTAAAAGGCGTCCGTGTAATTACACCTCCGACACGCAAGTTCGGACCAGTATAAGGTAAGCTGGACTAACCGCAATGCCTTCGGGGTTGCAACTTTTTGTACTCGCTTAATAGGAGAACTATATGACAAACTATGCCTCAAATCTTTTCGACTTTCACAAGTTTGATCCTTTCGCTGTTGGTTACGAAAAAATGTTCGATGACCTGCAAGAAATGGCCAAATCCATGACCAAACTTCCCACTTATCCTCCATACAATATCCGTCAAATCAAAGATAACAAATGGGTTATCGAGGTCGCGGTTGCAGGTTTTTCTAAATCTGATATTGAGGTTACTTTAGAGGGTAACAAATTGGTCATCAAAGGTGCAGCTCAAGACAACGCACCAGAAGAAGGCACGTTCCTACACAAAGGTATTGCTACACGCAATTTCACACACGAATTCAAAATTGCAGACAAAATTGAAATTGAAAATGCGGAACTGGCTAACGGCATGTTGAAGATTTGGTTGGAAAACCTAGTCAGAACACAAGACATGGTCAAGAAAATTTCCGTAAAGAGTAAAGAATAAAATGTTTAAAAAAATATTCTTTTCAATTTTGGAAGCAATTCAAAATATCAAAAAACATAAATCAGGACCCGGTATAAAAGGTAGTTGATACCAAAACCAAATAGGGGGTCTTGACAGACCCTCTTTTTCTTTGTATAATCTCATTATGAAAACGCAAAAAAAATCTATTCTCAAAAAAGTCCGTGTAAAAATCTCACATGAGGAGTTCTACACGTTTTCTGATTGGCCAGCGAAAGAAATCGATGGCGTGGAATTTATTGCCGTGAATAAACGTCTTCCAGCCGGTAATCAAACACAAATGATCCATTGGCTGCGTAAAGATAGCGTAGAATACGTTAAATAATTTACGCGCCTGTAGCTCAATTGGTTAGAGCAGCGGACTCATAATCCGTTGGTTAGGGGTTCAAGTCCCTTCGGGCGCACCATTTTCTCACTTTATCTTTTAATTTTTTATAAGGAAAACAATGTCAATTACATTAAAAAATCTAGAAAGTGCATTGGCCGGTGAGTCAATGGCACATATTAAATATCGATATTTTGCAAAGATTGCACGTGAAGAAGGCTTTGAAGATGTTGCAAAACACTTTGAAGAAACTGCCAACCAAGAAATCAAACATGCATGGGGGCACCTTGAGTTGTTGATTGGTAAACCTTCTACTAAAGAATGTTTGGAGAAAGCAATTGAAGGTGAAACATACGAATTCACCACAATGTATCCAGATTTCCAACGTGCAGCTGAACTTGAAGGTAACCTTACCGCCTCAATGGAAGCCAAAGCACAAATTGAAGAATCTAAAGAACACGCTGAACAATTTAAAAAGGTTCTTGAATTAGCAGAGAAACGTTTCGATGCACTTGCTAAGGTCGAGAAGCGCCACGCAGAAGCATATCAACAAAAACTAGGAGAACTATAATGAGTGAAAGAGTATATGTTTGTATCGTTTGTGGTCACACATTGTCTGAAGCAGATTATTTAAGTCTGCCAGATTCTGTTAACTGTCCTGAGTGTGGTGTTTCTAAAGAAGATTATGTTTTGATGGAGTAATTTATGGACTGCATGGTTATTGGTGATAGCATTGCGGTTGGTGCAGCAATGTACCGACCAGAATGTGTTAGTTATTCACGTGGTGGTTGGAATACTTGGCAGTGGAATAGAGATTATCTTTCTATGGCATCAAGTAAATCTTATAAGACGGTGATTATTAGTTTGGGTGCTAATGACCATGCAGGCGTAAAATCTGAGCAAGAGCTCCGCAAAATGCGTCAAAACATTAAGGCGGATAGAGTTTTTTGGATTAGTCCAGGTATGGAACGAAAGCCTGTACCTCAAACTGCAATCGAAAAAATTGCAAAAGAGTACGGTGATTTTGTTTTACCTAGACCTAAAGATCATATGAGTACTGATGGAATTCATCCTACAGGTAAAGGTTATAAAATTCTGGCAGAACAATCTAAATGAAACAAAAATTTCGTGATGCATATATGAAAACGGCCGAGGTGTTTGCAGAACTATCCTCGGCTCGTAGACTGCATGTTGGTGCGATTGTTGTAAAAGATGATCGCATCATTTCAATTGGTTACAATGGTATGCCTGCTGGGTGGGATAACAATTGTGAAGATAAAGAGTATATGGACCAAGGAGCTGGTGGTTGGCTCAGTCCGGAAGAAATTGAAGAAAACTGGCCTTTTCAAGAAGAGCAGCTTACACAAGGTCCTGATGATAGTCTGTATACCTTGTACGCAAGATACCGTCTGAAAACCAAACCTGAGGTACTTCATGCTGAAACAAATGCAATTGCAAAGTTGGCTAAAAATGGCGCATCTTCTGATGGCGCCGTATTGTTTGTTACTCATGCTCCTTGTTTGGATTGCGCCAAACTTGTATATCAAAGTGGCATCAATTCTGTGTATTATCGCAACAGTTACCGCAATGAAAGTGGTATCCAATTCTTGGAGAAAGCAGGAGTTAAAGTAGAAAAGATTTAGTTGATAAATATATTTGGATAATTGTGTCTGGAAAATGGAGATTCTTTTATGCAGGTACGTATACTAAACTGTCCAGATAAAGACTTCAGACCTTTCGTTGAGAGAGCAGCCCAATTTTACGCCAAAGAACTTATACCAAATACCAGAATACGAAATAACTGCCTGACCGAAATACATTTCGATACCAGATTAGATGATTATGGCTTCGCAAGTGTAGAAGACTATAATAGCAGAAAACAACCAAGACATTTTATTATTGAAATCAATCCACTTATTGGTTCCAGAAGAATACTTGAAACACTTGCACATGAAATGGTACACGTGAAACAGTACATTTCTGGTGAAACCAATGACACATTGACCAAATGGCGCAATAAAAAACTAGATCCTGACAAAATAGATTATTGGGTACAGCCTTGGGAAATAGATGCCTATGGCAGAGAAACAGGTTTATTAACCAAGTTTGCAATATCAGAACTTCTGTGGGAAGTATTTGACGACTTTGTGAATCCTGCCGATCCAATAATAGAAAAACCAATTGCCTGGAAAAGATAATGGCTCATGTGAATTGGGGACATAAAACCTATGGTGCAGATAAAATTGAAGTGTTTCAATGGGAAGAAGGTGCTGTTTGCAAAATAGGTAAATATTGTTCGATAGCAGACAATGTAAAAGTCTTTTTAGGTGGTAATCACAAAGTAAATTGGACAAGCACCTTTCCACATAGAAAACAAAATGGTACAAAAGGTGATATCATTATAGGTAATGATGTGTGGTTAAGTCATGGTGTTACCATAATGTCTGGTGTAACGATAGGTGATGGTGCAGTTATTGCTGCGAATTCACATGTAGTTAAGAATGTTGAACCTTATACAGTTGTCGGTGGAAATCCAGCAAAATACATCAAGCACAGATTCGAAGGTGCTTACATAGATTTATTATTAGAATTAAAATGGTGGGACTTAAACGAAAACGAAATTGCTGAGATGCATGATATGTTGTGTTCGGAACCAAATTATGATTCTATACTGCATTTTGTAAACAAACACCGAAGAAAATAATTTTTAAAAAACCGCTTGACAAACAAACAAAACGCCTATATAATACAAACATTGTTAAATTTTTTAGGAAGAATCGTGTCTCTCATACATAAACCCTTTAGATCGCAGCCAGAGTATCGCACAATTAATTGTGGTGATGCGTCATGGCCGACCGGGTTTTGTGGAGAAAAGGATTATTAAGAACTAAGTTCTAAAAAAGACTCTAAACACAAGACCCTTAGACTAAAACTCTAAGGGTTTTTTGTTTGGTGTTGCAATAAAACAACACACTGGTTGACAGGTCATTGAATCTGTCATACAATACACTTTGTTCTTTAAAAATTTATAGAGTTATTTTTAGCCCTTTCGCCAAGTTGGTCTAAGGCACCGGATTTTGATTCCGGCATTCCGAGGTTCGAATCCTTGAAGGGCTGCCATATAAAAACACACTACCTTTACGGTTTACCGATAGGTCTTCGGAACTAAACAGTGTGTTTCTATATGGTTTTATGGAAGCGTGGCAGAGCCCGGTTTATTGCAACAGTCTTGAAAACTGTCGATCTAGAAATAGGTCCGTGAGTTCGAATCTCACCGCTTCCACCAATTTTCGGAGAGTGGGCAGGATGGTAATGCAGCGGATTGCTAATCCGTAGACCGTGTAACAGCGGTCAGTGGGTTCGACTCCCACACTCTCCACCAATGCCAGCGAGACTTGGTAGTCAGAGAGGTCTTATAAGCCTTTTAGCGCCAGATTAGCGTTCTTGAGTGAGTTCGATTCTCACCGCTGGTACCAATTTATGTGGGTGTGTAGCCGAATGGTCAGGCCGCGGATTGCAAATCCGTTTTATGCAGGTTCAAGTCCTGTCACCCACTCCAAGTTGTGTTGTATTTGTGCAACACTGGTTGACAAAGATGCCAGTTCGTATATAATACACACTTGTTCTTTAAAAATTTAAGCGAGTGTGGTGAAATAGGTAGACACAAGAGACTTAAAATCTCTCGCTTCGGCGTGCCGGTTCGATTCCGGCCACTCGCACCAATTGTGTTATTTCAATTTAAAAAATGTTGGATAAGTAGTTGTATACTTACTAACGGAGGTTTATATGATTAAAGATTTTTTTCCTGTAAAAGTTTTACAAAGAGATTTGGACATTAGTGATGAAGTGAATGAAAATATATGTAATATGATTTCTGCACTTCACGCCTCAATTAATTTATCTTCTAATTTTGAATGTGCATGTGAAGAATTGTATTTATTCAGTGATGAGAATTTAAAAATTTGTCCAGAACTATCAATTGTATTAGATAGTTTTGTTCAAGGATTTTCAGATTTGTTAGATGCGAATGGCGGAGATCCTGTATATTTAAATCACGAATCAATTAAAAGTAAAATTAAAAGTACGATTGTAGGAGACAAACGTCCTTGGTCCAAGTTGCCGTTTATGCGAGCATACTCTAAAGAATACAAAACACCTCATGTGCATGAACAAAGTTGTGTTTGGGGAATCTTGTATTTGCAAGATATTGATCATCAATCATATGGTGGCCAAATATATTTGCAAGATCCACACAGATCGATGCAAAAACATTTTAAAGTGAATTCAGAAGTAAAAATTGAAGCAAAGAAAAATAGATTATTAATAGTACCGAATTATGTTTGGCACGGCGTCACACCATATTATGGACCAGAAGATAGATTATCTATCGTAGTAAGTTTGCCAAACAGCATTCTAGAATAATGCACCTATCGTCTAACGGTTAGGACGGCGCCCTTTCAAGGCGCAAACGAGGGGTTCGATTCCCCCTAGGTGTACCATTTGTTTAGTGTTATCAAGGTATCGTGTATGGACGCATACACTATGCGGGCCTAACTGGCGAGGGACAGGTCCTGATATAACTGCTTAGTCGCTATGGACGGAGGCGCACCGACTCCTAAATCGAGCAGATAACACTAAACAAATGGTACTATGCGGGCGTAACTCAGAGGCAGAGTACCTGGCTTTTAACCAGGGAGTCGAGATTTCGAAATTCTCCGCCCGTACCAATATTTTGGGAGAATCGCTGCGAAGCGTATTCTTAAACGACCCGTAGAACTCCCGGGCGTCCCGTAGCAAGTTTTTGGAGGTCTTGATGCTAAGGCGTGTGCATCACCGGACTGTAAATCCGGTCCCTCGTGGTAAACATTCGCGGTTCGACTCCGTGGACCTCCACCAATTTAATAGGAGACTGTTATGTTAATTTCTGAAATATCAAATTACACCACTTGGGTAGGTGATGTTAGAAAGACAATAGTCAGAGAAATTTTTAAATATGATAAAGGTAATGATGTACCGGTTGTAACAGTTCTTAGTCAAGAATTTGCACAACTGTATAGTGAAAAAGGAAAAGAAGTTTCACAAGATAATAAAGGAACGAATGTAGATATTCGTACCTAAGATTTGGTCTCAAAGTGTTCATGGACGCACGTTGGCTTGTCACGCCAAAAGAAGGGGATCGTTACCCCTTGGGACCGCCAGAACGTTCTGTCTAATCAACAGATAGTCTGACCCGGACGATGAGAAGTGGCTTGATAACCACGGGTGGTAGTCTTTAAACCGAAAGGCCGCTGGCAGTGCGAAAACGGAACCTGTCGGGAAGTGGGTGGAAGCCGTGCGTGATGGTTCATTGTTCGAAAGGACGTGTGGGCTTGATGCGGTATAATTACCACCGGGGTTCGCAGAGCATTTTGTGTGATATATAATACAGATTTCAATTCCCCTTGAGCAAGCTAGGTGTAGGCGGCGGACTGTTAATCCGTGAAGCGTGGTTCGAATCCACGAAGGGGAGCCAATTTTTATAAAGATGAAAAACTCATTATTTACTCCTTCTATAATTATAGAATCGCCTGCACCAGAAATGAGACAGCAGGAATTAAAATTAGAAAAAAAACAAATTGATTCGGAGGAAATACTGAGGCAAAATGCTTTAACTAGAGCACCAAATATAAAAAAACCAAATGGAAAAGTAAATTGTGAAGGTCTTTATGGTGAAGGTGTTGTTGCAGTAACAGTTAGTCCATTGAATAAAAAATTCAAATCACAAATAGATGATGGTGTTTGGCCATTTGTAGAAAGATTAATTGAATTAAATTACATGACTATGAGTAGTTGCCAAGGCCATCCTCTTCCAGGTGGCGGTGATCATTTTCATTTTTTATTAGCTACACCAAGTTTAGAATATGCTGAAGAATTAAAAAAAATATTTGAAAGTGTTCCATACTTTTCAGTTATTATAAAAAATTCTGTTTCGAATGTATCAATAAAAATAAAAAATAATAGTTCTTATGGTTTTGAAGTGGAAAAAAATGTAAGTGTTGATCTTGAAGAAGAATATAGAGATATTAATTATATGTACTTCCGAAATTATGAAAAGTATTGGTTTGTTGATGTAGCTTTATTGAGAACAACACATTATTTACCTTGGTCGTTTTCAAGTATTTTACACAATATAATTTATAGATTAAAATTTAACTATGCAAAAAAACGTATGTTGAAGTTGTTGTATTCAAATAAATTGAAAATTTCTCCTTATTAATTAAATGAAATTAAAACCGAGTATAGCGCAGTCTGGTAGCGCATCTGGTTTGGGACCAGAGGGTCGGGAGTTCGAATCTCTCTACTCGGACCAACACTCGCCTTGACTTATGGCGTATAATAAGAAAAATAATAAGTCAACTTTTTTGGGCTGCTAGTGATAATGGGAGCACGCCGCCTTTGCACGGCGGAGGTAAGAGTTCGATTCTCTTGCGGTCCACCAATTAATAAGTCCCGGTACTCTTGTTGCCACAATCCCTAGTGGTTAGCAGAGCAAAGTCACCGAGGCGGGTGAAAGACCCGTCATTAAAAATATGCGAGTGATGGTGGACTACGCATACGGATGTTCAAGGCCTGAGGATTGTCGTCCAAGAATCGTAAGACAATATGTTGCCAGTTTAGGGGCTGGCGCCATATTGAAGCACATTATCCTTTCTTAGCACAAGGGTTAGGAACTGGCATAACAATAGTGTGTTTCAATATGGTAAAAGAGTAATTAACTTTTACTGTAGTCGGAAGTCATGACTCCGATGACCCGTGGTGATGGAAATAGGTAAACATAGGTCCGTTATGGGGCCGGTGGAAATAGACGCCACTTGCAGGTTCAATTCCTGTCCACAATGGGTCGCCACATTGAAACATATTGTATTGACAGAGTAACGAGGTCTGTCTTGAGGGTAGTTCCCGTCAGTGTGTTTCAATATGGTACTATGACGTAGACGGATGCGTACCGGTTTCATAAGCCGAGGAGATTGGATCATTACCAATTAGTACCACCATAACCGCCCGTAACTCAGTGGACTTAGAGTACTTGGCTACGAACCAAGGAGTCGGGAGTTCGAATCTCTCCGGGCGGTCCAAATTATGCCCTTGTAGCTCAGAGGAAGAGCAATCGCTTGATAAGCGATAGGTCGACATTTCGAAACTGTCCAAGGGTACCATATATCTCGCTAGTGTAACGGCAGCATACCAGTCTCCAAAACTGTTGGTCGGGGTTCGAATCCCTGGCGGGATGCCATAAGTAAAATAAGAAAGGTGATTGATATGAAAAATTTCAATTTGCAAGAAGTAAAAGAATTTATCTTGAATCAAGGACCCGATACTAAAGTTTATTTGGGTGCAGACTCAGAACGTGTTCGTGTTAATGGTGTTTGGTATGCAGATTATGCTCTTGCAGTTGTAGTTCATATCGATGGCCGCCACGGTTGTAAAATCTTTGGTTATGTTCAGAGAGAACTGGATTACGATCATAAGAAAAGTAAACCAGCGATGCGTTTGATGACTGAAGTTTACAAAGTGTCTGAATTGTTTCAAAGTTTGGCTGATGTGTTGGAAGACCGTCATGTTGAAGTTCATTTGGATTTAAACAAAGATGATGAATATGGTTCTTCTTGTGTTGTTCAACAAGCAATTGGTTATATCAAAGGTACATGTAACATGACACCTATGGTTAAACCAGATGCACCAGCTGCTTCGTTCTGTGCAGACCGGTTAAAACGGATTTTGTCGGAACAAGTATCTGTAACGTCTTAATGACGATGGAGTTATTAGTGTAGTGGACTGCACACCTTGCTGTGACCGAGGTAGTATGAGTTCGATCCTCATATAACTCCCCAA